TATACTCTTAAGCTCTTTTGCCTTGGTGTTTCTAATTTTATTTATTTCTAAGTAGAATCCTAACTAACTTATGCTGCTACAACTGAAAATTTTAAAACCTGTCGAAATGTCTTCTTTACAACTTACTGAACAACCATCGACTCCCTCCGCTGATTCCATGCTCGCTCGCTCTCAAATTCTCCTTGATCCCGAACTTCCTATCCCAACTGCACCACCACCACCACCTTCACCTCAATCTTGGTTTTCAAAAATTACCAAATCTGTGAAGGATTGGCATATTCCCATGAAAATGGAAATACATCCCTCTGAAGAAGTGCACAATTTGCTTAGATCAACTGCCCAATCAACTGAAAAAATCTCAAAAAAATTATCAAATGTATTATATAAAATCGACTCGAACCTCGATGAACTAACAACTTTACACACAGTCGAAACCATTGTATCATTAATCACCGGAATTATTGCTATTTGGCGTGCTCCTGATTACACGACCAAAGCATTAATTATTGCTTCCCTTGCTGCTGCTCACCATATTTTCTCTACCGTCAAAACCAAAGAACTCATAGAATCAATATCTCGCTGGCACGTTGCTCAAAAGGACGTACCACACGCTCAAGGAAAAACTGACCATATCCAAAATGGTCCTGCCTCTGATGAAACTTTCTTGAAAATGTTTACCAAACTCATTGCCCACTCTTGTGGGTTTGGTGATATTGATTCAAAAGCTGACGAAGCTAGAGCCAAAAAACTTGGAGCTCTAGGATCTGCTGTGCGTACTGTCTCTGACTTAACAAATTACATCTATAAAGCTATCAAATATGCCTTTGAATGGATTTATGAAAAATATTATGGATATCCTTACTCGTTCAGAAATGAACAAGACATTATTAAGGATATTAATACTATTATTTATGAAGCCAACCACATACGTTCTGAATCTAACAATTTTTCTATGCTCGCTGATACTATGTATTATAGAAAATTGTTAGATCTTGGAATTATTATGGATGAAATTGATGAACGCGCCAAAGTTTCCGCCCTGTCCATTGCTAAACAACACAATTATACCTCTGCTGCCCTTACTGTCCGAAAACAAATTGCTGCTTGTGGAAAAGCTCTTCTGAATGGTGCAAACCGTAGAAGACCTGTTGTCATTTACTTATTTGGAACTCCTGAAGTAGGTAAAACTGGCATTCGCGAATGGCTATGTTCTGAATTAGCCCCACAAGTTTACAAAAAGATCTTTACGAATGATATGTTTTTTGAAGCTCCACCAGATACCACTGATTTCTGGGATGGATATACTCCTACTGCTGCATTTTATTCTATTAATGATTGTTTTCAAAACGGTGAAGCTGAAAAAAGAACAAATAAAGCTGCTGAAATCATCCATCTTGCTGATGATACCCCTTACGTCGTAAACATGGCTAATGTAGATTTAAAAGGAAACGTGCCCTTCGTTTCTGAATTTATTTTTATTACAGCCAATGTATTACCACTCTCTGACCTTAAACTTGCCTCCAAAGAAGCCTTTTGCCGAAGAATCGATTTTTTCGTACATGTTAATTTGAAAGAAGGAAAGACTCTTAGTAAAACAACTGATGTTGATTGGTCTATTTGGGATCTCCATGTGGAAAAACCACAATGGTATCTCAATAAGAAAAACCGATCTGACCCTAAACATCCTGATATTAAGAAGTCTGACCCTATTACAAAAGAAGAACTTGTCAAAAATATGATTGAACTCCATGCTGCTCGTGGAAAAAATTCAACCTCTCTCAGAAAACAAGCTGAACTACGTTCCAAATTACGTTTAGCTGAAATTTCCAAAAATGAACCTGAGTTTCTTGTACATAATGACATTCGTGTTATTCCCCATGTACAGATGCTCAAAGCTGCTCAAAATTTATTTTGGAAATCTGAACCTGAACCATTTGATCTGAAAAAGTGTGAATATATTGAATCTCGACCTAAATCTGTCTCTCCGTCCCATGATTGCCCTCCTGAACCTATCTTGAAGCCATTTTTTGAAATAAAACATGAAAAAACACAAATACCATATATAAGAGAAAATCCTTTTATGCACCTTTTTGGTGCAATTGTCTCTGTAATTGGTGTTGCGTTTCTTGGAAAGAAATTATTTGATTATGCAACTACTCATGTCACTATGCCGAAAGGTGTATCTGATATGGGTACTGAAGCCTCTGTCCTATTGCATTCTAAAGTAAATTCTGCTCAAGAATATCTTGATATTGCCAAACAAAAAATTGCCTCTGCCCTTGATACCTCAAATTTGCCTATATTTTCCCATTCCCAAGCTGCCTATGATAATGGAAAAATGCCTAAGAAGAACTTGAACCACTCCATCTCTGTCCGCCGTCCTAAGCCTGTAGTACCTTCTGTTCAAGGTAAGAAATTACCCTTGGATATTGTCCCGATACTCAGTGAATCTTATTTCTCCTGTACCGCTATTATGAAAGACACATCTGAATATGCTCAATACGGAATGTTTGTATGCGATAGATTTGCTTTAATGACTAAACACTTTTTAGAAGTTGTTTTAGATCAGAATTGCTCTATTTTACGTATTATAACATCCCGTGGTGAATTCAAATTTGTCCCCTCTGAACTCCATGTTTGCCTGCTCGAAGAATGTGATGATGGACTCGTTGATTTTCCTAATACAATTCCCCAATTCCGTGATATACTCCATTTCTTTATCCAAGATGATGATCTCGATGACGCTGTAACTGCTCCCGTCACTTTGCTGCTAAGCACTGGAAAGAATCGAACATCAATTATCACTGGATACAACATCGAATTTGAACCTCAACAATCCTATTATCTCGATGAAGCCCAAGGAATTACTATGAACACTATCAACGTCCTCCGCATCACAACCCCTGACTATGAACCGCCTGATGGAATTTGTGGATCTGTGTATCTCTCAGCACAGACTAAATCTCAATCCCGCGTTATCTTAGGAAATCATTTTGCTGGCGTCTCACATTTTGGATATTGTCAAATTATAACACAACAAACTCTCCTTGAGTGTATTGAGTTGCTTAAAACAACTCGAACTCCTCATGCCCAAGGAAAGAAAGCTCGCTTTATTCCTCCATCTAATTTGAACATTATTCGAACAAGAGAACCCTATGAATCTCCAAGACAACCAACCAAAACACAAATCCAACCCTCTTTGCTCCATGAAAAAATTGTCCCAATCCAACGTGCTCCTGCTCTTCTTGCTCCAAATGAAACACAGTCTCCCGCCTCCCTTGCCTTAATGAAAGCTGTGAAACCAAACAAAAAAATGATCTATGAAGATAAGTTACTTTACCTTGAAGCTTGCAAATTACTATTAGAAGATTTACCTTATCACCCTCGCCCTGTCCTTGACCTTGAATCAGCTCTTAACCGCCCCTCTGGTTACCATCATATTTCCCCTGTATACCTAGATACCTCCTGTGGATTAGGTGTACATAATTGGTCTCTCCATCATAAAAATGGAAAGATTGATTTTATGGAAGTTGATTCACGTGGTCATCGTAGTCCAAAATTGCTTTTAGAAGATGCTGTTGATGCTCTTATTGAGGCTCTATTGACTGGTACAGCTCGCTGTATCTGTCAAGATTGTCTCAAAGATGAACTTCGTCTTTTAGAAAAAATTTTAGCTGCGAAAACTCGCCTTTTCTCTGCTCTCCCTGTCGAATGGCTTGCTCTCTATAGAATGCTCTTTTCTCCTCTTATAGAAGCTGCCATGCGATCTTCGTCCCACCATCCTTTCAAACTTGGTCTTAATCCTCATTCTGCTGCCTGGAAAGTTAAATATGACAACACTTATTCTACTGAATATCGGAAAAAACATGCCACTGCTGGTGATATCGCTTCTCAAGATGCCACCACTTCCTCTGATCAATCTGAATGCAATCACCTTGCATACCTTGATTGGTTTGAGAAACAATATTCCGATGAACAAAAGAATAAAGAGTTTTATTATTTAACTAAAAAGTATTGTAGAGTTTCCTTTGCTCAAATACAAACCCTTCGTGCTAACTTACTTAAGTCTGTTGATATCGAACGGCACCACGTTTTTATGAATATCGAATATGCTCCTGGTCATGGAAATGCTTCTGGCAAATTCCTAACCACATTCGATAATTGTACTAACTCTGGCGCCTCTATCAGCTGTTCAGCTTATTGGTATGCTGTTGAAATTTTAAAAATACCAATCACTCTCCGTCGCATAATAAAAGAAGTATTGAAGATGAATCTTTTTGGTGATGATAATGAAAATACACACGATGAAACCATTGATGGATTCGGAATGGGTCCTATGGCCCATTATTTCAAAAGTCGTATTGGATACACTTTAACCGATTTCCGCAAAGGCGACATTGTTGTCGATCCTGACACACTTCAGCCCATGACTACTCCTAATGTCTATACCGATCAAGAAGTCTTTTTCCTCAAACGTTATAATAAAGTTATGCCTAGTGGCGATGTCTATGCTCCTATGAATCTTTTAGAAACATTGGACATCACTAACTGGTGTAGCAAAAAATTAACTGTCGAAGAAGGCACCGTTGTCGCTGCTGAAGCTTGTATTATGGAATTATATCACCATGGAAGACATGTTTTTGATAAATACACGAATATTATTAATAGAGAGCTGAAATGTTTGAATCTCCCTCAGATAAACATTACATACAACGATATGTTTGCCCAATTTCATGCTATGAAACGTAACCACAAACCACATACTTTACGTAACACATCATTCTTATTCGAAGAAGATTTTGATTTTGAATTCAATGAACCCATACCTCACATACAAATGAAACGAATTCCAAATCAAAATATTGATAGCAAAGCCATCATTCTTGCTCAGATGGCTGAAGCTCTCGATAAACTCGATGAAGATAAAGACAAAAATATCGCTGTTAAGTCCGAACTCCAGACTCTTATTATTAATTTAGAAGAAAATAACAGAAAAACACAAGCGCTCGTTGCTACTCTCAAAAACGCTATTCCGAGGATTCAGATGCAAAAGAAAAAGAAGAATTCTAAAAGAAAATCGAAACATACTACGTATGTGCATGATTCTGATGAAGAAAATTCATTGGAGTACCAGCACCTTCAACAGTATCTTCGGGATTTTGACGAAGATGAAGAACACCAAGATATTGCCTTCTGGCATTCAACCAGAGAGTACGACCATGGTGATGACTTCCACCCGAAAGATGCTGATCGATTGGCTAACGAATCAAAAGAACCGCAACGCTTCCTTACAACAAAACAAAAAACACAAAAATATTGGGTGAGCCCAGCTAACCATTATATCATGGATATCAAAGTCTATGAAAAACCTATCCAGCCTGCCTTTGCTCCACAAGGTTATGCTTACTCACACCAAACCAAAAAAATAGAAAAATTAAATTCTGAGAATTTGGTCTATCTCGGAACCACTCCCTTTGTTTTTTCACATCCTAAGACCAAAACACCCAAACCAGTACCCCATATTCAATTTGATGGCACTAGAAAAGAACCACAAGAAACTGTACCTGATCGTTTCTCTCCGCAAGAAGCTGTCGATGCATTTTTCGAAATGCCACCATTTGAACCTCGCCCTCGTAGATTGACTCGCCAACAAAGAATTGCTCAAGAACATATTACCTTAATGAACACATTCAGATATTCTTTTGAAGGAAAGTTGATGCATACTCTTAGACCATATCGTCATAATCTTTTTATGTACACGATGATGTGGATCTATATATTAGGTTCTTTGCCTATTACTACTGCATTAGCTTTTCCTGTTATGCTTGTTCTTGTCGCTATAGATCAAGTATTAAAGAAATTTGGATCTGTAAATTTCCATCCTTTAGAACAAGCTGAGACGTTAGCAAACAATCCTTACTACCAAGCTTTCAACAAGTTTGCTGTAGGATGGGTTTACTCGTCAATGCTACTATCTGCGTTTACAATTCAATCTACCTCCCCTCCCTCTGCGGTTATTATGTCCAACTATACTGGTATTGTGCCATATAACCCAACCCCTCCCTCTCTTTTCCTCATTCCCCACATTCAGATGAAAAAGGAACAAGCCCAAAAATCGAAACAAGGCGTCATCTCAGGCGTTGCTGAAGGTTTAAGTACTATTGCTTATTCTGTTCAGAGCTTACCTGTAATTGGCGGCTTGGCTTCGAAAGCTATGCCTGCTTTGTCACTGATCGGTGGCTTTGCTAAATCTTTTGGATTGGATATGCCCTCCAACGTTTCTAGCGTGAATCGCGTTATTAACGACCAATCCTCTGGTTTTGCGAATGTCAAAGGTCTTGACACAGTGCAACAGCTTGGCTGTGATCCTGCAAATCAAGTCATGAATGATCCAAGTGTATTTTGTGAAAAGAATGGTCCACATATGAATTTCGACAATTACAAACTTCGTCCTGGTCTTGTAGCCACCGTCTCTTTTGATGGCTCTTATGTCCAGAACCAGACGATTGTTGATATACCAATACATCCTATGTATTGTACTGATTCAGTCGTTGAAAATTCATTTGCTATCACTCCCCTTGCAAATTATGCTTCCTATTTCCGATATTGGCGTGGCAGTATGAAGTACATGCTTCAATTTACAACATCCAAATTCATCTCTACTCGAGTTCGCGTTGAATGGTTACCTGACCCTTCATTTGTCAATACAATGGTGAACTCTGATTCTGGTGATATTGTTTCGTTAACAATTGATGTATGTGGTGATGCTGACGCACCATTTACTATACCTTATCTCAAATTAATGCCCTGGAGCGTAAATATTCCCCCACATATGGTACGCTCATCTGACTCTAATGACTGGTTGCCTGCTTCTAACGGTGTTTTCGTAGTCCGCGTTATCAACCCTCCTGTTGTAAACGGCTCAACCTATGAAACTAACGTAGATCTCGCAATCTGGCTTAGTGGCGGAGAAGATTTTCAAGTTGCTCGTCCTGAAGAAATATGGGAAAACTATGCTTTTTCTACCACGTCCACTCCTGCAAAGAAAAAGTCTGATAAGAAAAAGAAACATCAAATAATACCCCATATCCAGATGTCCAAAGGTTCGACCCTTCAAACTCAATTTCAAACAGCCTTTCCACCAATTGGTGAAGCAAAACAATATGTGCAAGACAATCTTATCCAAGGTGAAACTGTCGTGAGCTTTCCGGAATTGTTCCATCGTTACACCGATCTTGGTGGTCCCTTCAATGGTGCTGCTGTGTCGCTTGACCAATTCAAAACAAATCCCTTTATCCCAGACGATCTTGAAGATCGTGGTAGTTACGCCCGTTTTCTTTATTCCTTTAATTTCCATCGTGGTAACACACGCGTCAAATACATACATCTTGACACTGCTGTAGTGTTAATGTCTGTTGCTAACGCAGTCACTGATGGACTTGAAATGGTTAATGAATGGGACTATCAAGCTCCTCGAGAACGTGCTGGAACTGCTATAGTTCATGGTACTTTTCGCCCAACAATCGAAGCTGAGATGCCATATTATGGTATATTTCCTTTCGTCTCACTTATGTGTTCTCTTGAACAAAGTGAGTGGCCCTGTAACATATTTATTGTTCAACAATTTGGTTCGGACCCTGCTGTTGTCACCACCTTCATAGAATATATCGCAACTGGCGATAATTATATGTGTGGATGGTGTACTCCTCCTGGTTACTTTATTTATACTCCTCCTGGTAAAAAGTACCACAAGAAAGTCGACCCAAACCGAAATCTCCCCAGAATTCAGATGCTTAAACAGGATGGTCATGGTCTCGAAGAACGTCAAGTTACTGAGACTACGATCACTGAGAATAAGGAATTGTCCGGATTCAGAGATACTGTAGGTGTAAAAGCCGAAGTAGCTCCCGTGACAACAACCCCTGTGCATCAAAATTCTGATCCTTACGCTTCTCAAGGTCTAAGCGCTGTTTTATCTAGACCCTATCTCGTACAATCAATCGACTGGTCGGGCTCATCTGCAATCGGTGCCCTTCTATACCAAGGAAATTATCCTGCCGACCTATTTTTGATTAGTAATGTTGCTGAAAAATTGAATAGATTCAAGTACTTTCGTGCAGGTGTGCATGTTGAAGTGCGTTTGAATTCCACTACCTTCCACTCTGGTAAGCTCTTAATCTTATTTAGTCCTCACTACAACACTACTAATCTCTGGACCGGATTTAAGTTCAATGATATGTACACCGAAGCCGGCCACTTGGAGACTATATCAATGTCTGCTATGGCCAATGAGACTGTCTCTTTTGATATTCCCTACGTCGCTCCCTCAACATACTACGATCTCGGCAATGACCCTACACTTGACGAATTTCGTGGTTTTATTGGAATGTTTAAACTCTATGTCCTGTCCCCGTTGAAACTTGTAGGTTCAACAACGACACCATCAATTGTGGTTTCTATTTATGCAAATTTTATAGATCCACAAGTCGCTGGTTTCACACCTGGTAACATATCTCTTACCCGTGTTATCAAAAAGAAGAATCCCAAACAAGAATCTTCTGATGATGAAACCAAACCATCGATGGCGCTTGCTACTGTGCGAAAACAGACAAATTTTTAGATTGCTCCAATACCATACGTAAAAAGCTGGC